CTAACGTAAAATTTATATTTAGAAATACAACAGGTGCAGGTACTACAGGTATATCAACAGCAAATTATGATGCTACCTTAATTGGTTGGGCTGCTAATACAAATACTCCTGATACTTTAACAACAGACTTTGGAGGTTCTACTTATACAGGAACATCTGGTACCTTATCTTCATCATCAAGAGCAACTTTAATTCAAAAAGGTTGGACTATAGCAGATGGAGGTACAGCTTAATATAAAAAAATAAAAAATGTCAAAAAAATTAGAATACCCAGAACAACTTACATATTTTATATGTTGGGATAACTCCAGAAGTGAAATAAAATCTTATAGTAGTATTAGTACAAACCAATGTTTTGAGACCTATTGGGATATAGTGGATTATTACACAGATGAATCACAATGGGAAACCGTTTTAATAAACAATGGAAAAGATCCTAATGATTAATAATTAAAATAAAATAAAATGGGAATAGTTACAGAAAAAAATGTTATAACTCAAGAAGAGTTACAAAATTTACAAGAACATCTAAATCAATCACAAACTCTTACTTTAGAATTAGGAGAAATTGAACTAATAAAAATTCAATTAGAAACTCGTTATGAAGTTGCTAAAAAACTTCTAATAGAACTAACTGAAAAAGAACAAGAAATAAATAAAGTTATAACAGATAAATATGGCAAAATTTCCCTTGATTATAAAACAGGTGAATATACTAAAATAGACTAAAAAAATATAATATTTATAACCAAAAATAATGGCTGTAACTCAATTTTCCCCGGGTGTAATATCAATAGAGAATGACCAACCTATCATTAATACCCAGCCAATCCAAGTAGGAGCTGCTATAATAGGCCCAACAGTTAAAGGACGTGTTGAAATTCCAACAATATGTACTTCATATTCAGATTATGTATCTAAATATGGGAATACTTTTACTAGTGGAAGTCAAACATATTCATATTTTACATCAATATCAGCTTATAATTATTTCCAAGCAGGAGGTACAACTTTATTAGTATCTAGAGTAACTAGTGGATCATTTACATCAGCAGTTTCAACTCTTATCCCAAATGCAGTAGAAAGTGGAGTATTATCAACAGAAACAAATGCCTTATTAGAATCTCTTGATGCTAATTTTACCGGATCTGTAGGAACATATACTATTTCTGGATCTATAGCTGGAGGAGGTGCTGGATTTACAGGTAGTTTAACATTATCTGATGGGTCTACAGTCTCTACAATAACTGCTACAAATGGAGGTTCTGGTTTTGTTGTAGGAAGTACTATAACAATCCCATCAGCTTCATTAGCTTTTAGTGGATCAGGTGGTAGTAATGGATTAATAACTATAAATGCAAGTGATATTGTTAATAATAATGCTTTTACTCTAGAAACTTTATCTGAGGGAGAAATTATGAATAGTATTTCTTCTCAAAACACAGATGGTTCATTACCATCTGGAAGTATAGATAACCTAAGATGGGAAATACAATCCCCAGATACAGATGAAGGTACATTTAGTTTATTAATTAGAAGAGGAAATGATGATACTGAAAGTCCTACTATCTTAGAAACATTTAATAATTTATCATTAGACCCAACATCCCCAAATTATATAGAAAAAGTAATAGGTAACCAAGTTCAAACTATTAATACAACAGAATCTGAGTTTTATATTGATTTAACAGGTAACTATGCTAACCAATCTACATATGTTAGAGTAAAGTCAGTAGCAACACCAACATATGAATATTTAAATAATGCCGGAGATCCTAAAAATGAATTTACAGGATCTATTCCAATAACTTCAACCGGAAGTTTTAAAGGAGCTATAGGTACAAACATTCCAGGACCTAGTGCTGGAGCTGGAAAATATTATGAAACTATAAACAATGCTAATAATACTCAAGGATTAGTAGCTAGTGATTATACCACAGCAATAACTTTACTTGCTAATAAAGAAGAATTTAAATATAGTTATATAACTGTACCAGGATTAATTAAAGATTTTGCTACACATGTTTCAAATATAAGTTCTTTAATGGTTAATAGTCAACAAAGGGGAGATACTTTAGCTATTATAGATTTAGAAGATTATCAATCTACTTTACTTGAAGTAGTAAATGAAGCTAAAACTATAAATAATTCCTATGTTGCCGCTTATTGGCCTTGGGTTCAAACCTTAGATCCTTCTACGGGTCAACAAGTTTATGTTCCTGCTTCAACCTTAATCCCCTCAGTATTTGCTTTTAATGATTCTGCGGCTGAAGTATGGTTTGCTCCAGCTGGTACAGCTAGAGGGGGAATGCCTACAGTTTTAAGAGCTGAACGAAAGTTAACAAAAACAAATCGTGATGACCTATATAAAGCTAATGTTAATCCAATAACAACTTTTAATACTACAGGTATAACAGTATTTGGGCAAAAAACATTAAAGAAAAAGAAAAGCGCTACAGATAGAATAAATGTTAGAAGATTACTTATAGAACTAAAAATACAAATAGATAATTTAGCTGAAAATTTAGTATTTGAACAAAATACAACTAGAACCAGAGAAGATTTTTTATCTCAAGTAAATCCACTTTTATCATCAATACAACAAAGACAAGGTCTAGTTGATTTTAAAGTAGTAATGGATGAAACTAATAATACTCCTACAACCATAGATAATAATCAATTAATAGGAGCTATTTTTATTAAACCAACTAAAACAGCTGAATTTATTTCTTTAAACTTCAACATTACTTCAACAGGAACAGATTTTAGCTAAAAAATAATATATTTATAACAAAATAAAAATCCAAATAATAAAATGGCAAACTTTACCTCATCTCCAGGAGTGAAACTTAATGAAATAGATAAAAGTTTTGTTACTCCAACTCCAGTTTCTTTTGGAGCAGCTATAATAGGTCCAACTGTTAAAGGACCAGTTGAACTTCCTACATTAGTAACTTCATACTCAGATTTTAAAAATAAATTTGGTGGATCTTTAACTAGTGGTAGTGGAGCTTCAGCACAAACTTATTCTTATTTAACCTCAATATCAGCTTATAATTATTTTGTAGAAGGAGGAGAATCTCTTTTAGTAGCTAGAGTAACTTCAGGTTCATTTACAGCTGCAACAACTACTAATGTTTTTAATTCTTTAGAAAGTGGAGTAATATCAACAAAAGCTGATGAGTTATTATCTTCCCTAGTAGGCGCTACAGGTTCTGTTGGATCATATGTTGTATCTCAATCAGCTACTAGTGGAACAGGAACCGGTTTTACAGCTAATATAACTTTAACAGGAGGTTCCACAGCTTCTACAATAACAGCTACAAGTGGAACAGGATATGGGGTAGGAGAAACTATAACAGTAAATTCACAGTCATTAGCTTTTAGTGGATCCGGTGGTAGTAATATGGTTATAACTTTAGCTGCAGATGATATTGTTGATGACTCAGCATTCACATTAGAAACATTATCTGAAGGTACTATTATGAATAGTTCTGGTACTCATAATTCTGATGGAACATTAGATAACGGAACATCAGATAATATTAGATTTGAAATTTCAAATCCTAATACTGATAAAGGTACTTTTAATGTACTTATTAGACAAGGAGATGATAAAAGAGATGATAAAACTATTTTAGAAACTTTTAATGGTGTGTCATTAGATCCAAATCAACCAAATTATATAAGTAAAGTAATTGGAGATCAAGTAGTATCCTATAATAGTACTACAAATCAAATTGATGTAACTTCTGGTGAATTTTTTAACAATTCAAATTTTGTTAGAGTAAAATCTGTAGACTTTCCAACAATTGATTATTTTAACAATTCAGGTAATGCTAAAACAGCTTTTACAGGTTCTATCCCAGTAAAACAAAGTGGTTCATTTAGTTCAGCTACAGGTAATATAGCAGGTGCAGCTAATTTTTATAAAGATATAGATATTCAAACACAAGGGCTAGCTGGATCTGATTATGATAATATGATTAACCTATTAAATAATCAAAATGAATTTCAATTTAATATATTATCAACTCCAGGACTTACAAATGATAATCATACATCTCAAATTTCTTCTATTATTAATAATACAATAGAAAGAGGTGATAATATATTTATTTTTGATTCAGTTGATTATGAAGGAACATTAGCTAATGCTTTACAACAAGCAGCTACTAGAAATACATCATATGCTTCTACTTATTGGCCATGGTTAAGAGTTCAAGATCCTGAAACTGGAAAACTTGTATTTGTACCTGCTTCAACAATGATACCTGGTGTATATGCTTTTAATGATAAAGTAGCTAATACTTGGAATGCACCTGCAGGAATTAGTAGAGGTGGTTTATCAACAGTACTTCAAGCTAAATTAAAATTAACAGAAGCTAATAAAGCATCTTTATATGATGGAAATATTAATCCAATTGCTACATTTCCTAAAAAAGGAGTAGTAGTATTTGGACAAAAAACATTACAAAAAGCTGTTTCTGCTCTAGATAGAATTAATGTTCGTAGATTATTAATTGATTTAAAATCATTTATAGGACAAGTAGCTGATACTTTAGTATTTGAACAAAACACAATAACAACTAGAAATAAATTTTTAACAACTGTAACTCCATACTTAGAAAATATCCAACAAAATGGTGGGTTATTTGCTTTTAAAGTAATTATGGATGATACAAATAATACTGATGATGTAATTGATAGAAATCAATTAGTAGGTCAAATTTATATCCAACCATCTAAAACAGCGGAATTTATTAGTTTAGATTTTATTGTACTACCAACAGGAGCTGAATTTCCTGCATAAAAAAATAAAAATTAAATATTTATAATAAAATATAACAAGAAAATAAAATGGCAATACTAGACCCAAACGAAATATTTTTCACAGCCTTTGAACCAAAACAACCTAATAGGTTCATCATGTATATTGATGGTATTCCTTCATTTATGGTTAAAGCAGTAGGAGCTGTTTCATTAACACAAGGAAGTGTAAAATTAAATCATATGAATGTTTCACGTTACGTAAAAGGTAAAACTGAGTGGAATACTATTTCATTTACATTATTTGATCCAATTACACCTTCAGGAGCACAATCTGTAATGGAATGGGTTCGTTTGCATCATGAATCAGTTACAGGTAGAGATGGTTACTCTGATTTCTATAAAAAAGATTTAACATTTAATGTTATTGGTCCTGTAGGAGATATTGTTTCTGAGTGGGTAATTAAAGGAGCAATGATTACTGATGCTTCATTTGGTGATTATGATTGGGATACAACTGATGCTGCTACTAATCTTACAATGACTGTACAACCAGATTACTGTGTATTAAACTTCTAATAAGAAGAGACAAATATTTTTTAAGGAAGCTTGCCCATACCGGGTGAGCTTCTTATATTCCGATATATTTATATAGGACAAATAAGTTATAACAAAATAAAAATTATGAGCAAATTTACTCTCCCAACAGAGACAATTGAATTACCATCTAAAGGTTTACTTTACCCTGAAGGTTCTGAATTAGCTAAAGGTATTATTGAAATGAAGTACATGACAGCTCGTGAGGAAGATATTCTTACTAATCAATCTTATATTCAAAAAGGAACAGTAATAGATAAATTAATGAAATCCTTAATTATATCTAAAATCGACTATAACCAACTTTTAATCGGTGATAAAAACGCTATTATGATAGCAGCGCGTATTTTAGGGTATGGAAAAGAATATAAGTTTATATATAGTGGAGAAGATCAAGAAGTAGATTTATCTTTATTAGAAAACAAAAAATTAGATGAAGATTTTTATAAATCTAAAATAAATGAATTTCCATTTAAACTTCCCCATTCAGGAAATGAAATAACCTATAAACTTTTGACTCATAAAGATGAAATAGATATTGATAGAGAATTAGAAGGTCTTAAAAAAATAAACAAAGATTCATCCCCAGAGTTAACTACTAGACTTAAATACGTAATCCAATCTATAAATGGTGAAAGAGAAAAAAAAGATATTAGAGATTATGTAGATAATTATCTTTTAGCAAGGGATTCAAAAGCCTTAAGAAACCATATAAGACAAACACAACCAGACGTAGATCTGACTTTTTTTCCCTCTAATCGAGAATCTGGAGTCAATATCCCAATTGGGGTTAGCTTTTTTTGGCCTGACGCTTGATACAGTTCCTAAATTTAGAGCTGCTCTATTTAATCAAATCCATGAAATATGTTTTCATGGTCAAGGAGGCTATCAGTGGGAAGAAGTTTATAGTATGCCCACTTGGTTAAGAAATTTTACTTTTAATAAAATACAAGATTTCCATAACGAACAAAATAATCGTATTAACTCACAAACTAATGAAGGAGAAAAAACATTAGTAAACTCCTCAGGAAAAGTTAATACTCCTAACTTTGTAGAAGCCAGTAAAAATTATAAAAAACCTTCAAGTTATAAGTAAATTTGTAAATTTTACCTATTTATAATAAAAACATCATAGATGGCTACTAAAAAAAATCTTGAAGAAATAAATAAACTTATAAAGGAAGTTCAAGATGCCTATCGTAAATTATCTATGGCCCCTCCTTTATTTGATGAAAGTAAAACTACAGTTAAAGCGTTAAAAAAAGACTTAGAAGCTTCTGAATCCTTAATAGAAGATATGTCTAATAATGCTGGAGATTTAGCCACAGCCTATAGAGCTGTTGTTGAAGAAGCTGGAAAGGGAAATGATGCTTATAATTCTTCAAAAAAATCACTTAATAGTCTAGTTTCAATGGCTGGTCAATTAAGAGACCACCAAGCTGGTTCTTCTGATTTATCATCTAAAGAACTTCAATCTTTAAAATCAAAAACTAAATCACAACAAGCAAATCTAGTATCTCAACAAGCTATCTTAGCTGCTAAAGAAAAAGAAGATAAAATAAGTCCTAAAGAACTCTCAATGCTTGGAGAGATTAATGGATTATTAGGTGATAAAGAATCTCTTCTTAATTCTAATTTAGATATTCTTGATAAAGAAGGAAAGAAAAGAAAAAATATTGAGAAACAATTAGGTGTTGCTGGAGGAGTTTTAAAAGGAATATCTAAGATTCCAATTTTAGGTGATGTTTTTAATGCTGATGAAACTCTTGGTGAAATGACAGACCACCTAAAAGAGGGAGGTTCCGCTGCTGGAGCATTAGGAAAAGGTCTTAAAAATGTAGCTACTCAAGCTAAAGATGGATTATTAAATACCTCTAATTTGCTTGTAGGGGGATTTGGGTTATTAGTAGATATAGTTAAAGATTTAGATGCTGGGGCTGGTAAGTTTGCTAAGTCTATGAATATGTCTTATGGAGAAGCTCTTAAAGTAAGAAAAGAAATGTCTAGTATAGCTGTATCCTCTGGAGATGCTGCTCTTAATTCTGCCAATCTTACAGAGTCATTAGGAGAAGTTGGAGCTGCTTTAGGAACTAATGCTTTACTAAATGATAAAGATTTAAAAACCTTTACTAAATTAAAAGAACAAGCTGGATTTACAGCTGATGAGTTAATGGGTATAACAAAATTATCCTTAGCTAATGGTAAATCTTTAGATGATAATGTCTCATCTATTATGGGAGGGGGTAAAGCCTTTGCTTCCCAAAATAAATTAGCTCTTAACCAAAAGAAAATCTTAAAAGATGTTAATGGAATGTCAGCTTCTTTAAAATTATCTTTAGAAGGAGGAACAGAAGCTTTAGGAGCAGCTGCTGCTCAAGCTATGAAATTTGGTATAAATTTAGCACAAGCTGAAGGCATTGCTAGTAATTTATTAGATTTTGAATCCTCTATTGAAAATGAATTATCAGCTGAACTTCTACTAGGTAGAGATTTAAATCTTGAAAAAGCTAGAGGGTTAGCATTATCTGGTGAAGCTTCTAAAGCTGCGGCTGAAGTACTTAAACAAGTAGGATCAGCTGCTGAGTTTGGAGATTTAGGTGTTATGCAACAACAAGCTTTAGCTAAAGCTGTTGGAATGACCAAAGATGAACTAGCAGCATCCTTAATAGAAAGTGAAGCCCTTCAAAATATTGGAATGGCCTCAGCTAAAGATGCTAAAGAAAAATATGATTTATTAAGACTTTCTACTGAATTAGGTGGTGAAGGATTAACTGCTGCTCAGGCAAGAGCAGAATTAGGAAATGACGAACTAGCTCTACAGTATGAACAACAATCTATCACTGAGGAATTTGCAAATCAAATGATGTCTTTAAAAGAAACATTAATAAATGGTATTCTTCCAGGATTTATGAAAATGGCAGCTTTCCTTAAAGAAAATTTAGGATTAATAAAAAGTATAGTTAAAGTTATGGTTGCTTTAAAAGTAGCTCAAATAACATTCCTAGCTGTAAAAAAAATAGGTTTAGCACTGTCAAAAAAAGAAACAAAAGAAGAAAAAAAAGATGCTGCTGCTAGTATGTTTTCTGGATCTTTTAAATCATTAGGAACAATTCCTTTTGTAGGTATGGTTTTAGCTACCGCAGCAGCTATTGGAGCTATAGCATTGATGAATTCAATGGTAGCAGATGATGCCTTTTCTCCTGGAGGGGGTGGTGGTAGTGGTTATGGAAATAGAACCTTAATGGGTCCTGAAGGAGCTATTCAATTAAATAATAAAGATGATGTTATTGCTGGAACTGACTTATTTGGAAAAAATAAAAACAGTTCACCCTCACCACAAGGAACATCTGTAAATGTAGATATGACCCAAACAAATGCTTTATTACAGCAAGTTCTTCAAGTTCTTACTGCTGGTGGTGATGTATTATTAGATGGACAAAAAGTAGGAGATGCTATAGGTTTAACAGCATATAAAATAAATTAATATAAATATTTATAATAAAATACAATTATGGGATTATTAAACAAATTACAAACTGATGGTTCAAATTTAAGTGAATTTGATGGAACTACACCTCAAACTTCAGTAGGAGCTACTGACCAATCAGTATTACATTTTCAATATTCATTATTTGGACAACCCGATCCAGGAATAAGTGCTCCACAACCTTCTTTGTTAGATTTAAATGGGGTAACACCTCCAAAATATTTAGATAACCCACCACAATAAAAAACTAAATGGGTCTAGTAACTTTACTTGAGGACGGAGATCCTCTTTTTAAATATTACTCTAGTAAAGGATATACTAGTGGGGGGAATACTCCCGGAATGAAGTCTATACCTTATCCTGAAGGTCAAAAACCACTTATTACATTTGATATTAATAATAATGGTAAATCAGATGTTAAGAATATTGGATTTCTTTCAGATTTAGGAGATATTGGGGGAGATAGTAGTGAAGACTTTCTTGTTAGAGGTGGAGTACAAGCTCCTTTAAGAGCTGGTATAGATGTATCTAGATTAGAAAGATATTTACTTAATCCAAAAAAACCAAGTGGGCTACTTTTTATAGCAAAACAAAATTTACTCTCAAGAATAGCAGTTAAAACCGAGGCTTCTAGAGGTGCCGGGTACTTATTTGGGGTGGCCAATGAGGGTGTTTATACACCATTATCTACATTAGCACAAGCTGGAGTAGGATTTTTAGGTACACATCTTAATAAGCAAGGTGTAGACCCTACAGGATTAATTGATGCCTTAAATATAAATAAATATGAAGATATAATTAAAAAACAAATTATTGGTGGCTTCTCTATAAAACTTACTGATGATGACGGTAATTTAAAAACCTCAAATAGATTACTAGCACTTACATCATTAATTTCCCGAGGAAAAGAAAAGAAAAGATTTAATGGTCAATTAGGTTATACCTTAAATAAGGGAAATAGTATTATTGAATACGGTGGAGGACCAAATTCAATTTTAGGAGTAGGTAAAACTAAAATTACTTTTGCAGATAACAGAATTAATATAAATAATAATGCTAGCAAAAATGATAAATTTACTTTTGGACTTTCTTCTAAAAATGTCTATAAAACTTATTCTTCTTTAAATTTATTAGATCAACCCTTAAATTTTAATTCTAAAACACAAGAAGATTTTAGAGCTACCCTTAAACCAAGTTCATCCCCCATAATTTTAAGTACATCTCCAAGTTATATAAATCAAAATATTGAACAAAGATTAGGACTTGGTGATCCTGGAGCCCGAGGTAATCGTTTAAACTATACAGAAGGAAAAAAATCCGCAGTACAAGATAGAAAATTAGGTGCTGGAGAAAACTCAGATATATTAACTTTACGATCTATATATAAAAGTAAAGAAACAAAAATAGATGATGGTAGTGATTTATGTAAATTTAGAATAGCTATTATTGATCCTACATCTCCTAATGATAAATTCTTTTTACATTTTAGAGCTTTTATTAATAAGTTTTCTGAGGGTTATAAGGCTTCATGGAAAGGTCAAAAATATATGGGTCGAGCTGAAGAATTTTATAAATATAATGGATTTAATAGAGATATTTCAATTGATTTTACAGTAGTAGCCCAATCAAAAGAAGAATTAATACCTATGCATCAAAAGTTAAACTTCTTAGCTTCATCATTAGCTCCTACTTATACAAAATCTGGATATATGGCTGGAAATTTATCCCAAATGACTGTTGGTGGGTACTTATATGAACAACCAGGATTTATAGAAAATTTATCTTTTGATATTCCTCAAGAAATTCCTTGGGAAATAGGAATTGATACTGAAGGAGGAACTGATAATACTGTTAAACAGTTACCTCATCTTATTAATGTTAGTCTTAAATTCCAACCAATTCATAAATTTAGATCTTCTATTAATAATATAAATTTTGATGATGAAACTGGAGAAATTTTATCTTATGGGCAAGAAAGATATATAGCTCTTGAAAATGGAGAAGGAAATTCTTATGGAAAAACAACTCAAAATATTCAAGTAGAACAAAAAGCTCAAGAAGAAGAAGCATTAGAACAAGCAGCAGCTCAACAAATAGTACAGCAAACAGCGACAGAAATTGCATTACAATCATTAGGATATTAGATTTAAATTAAATAAAAATGGCTAGATACTCTCAAATAGACTTTACAACAGGACCAAATCCTACAGTAAATCTTAAAGATAAATATTTAAGATATAGAAATGTTAAGTATCCTAATATTCCTAGAAGTATAGATGACATTTATATCTTTACTCAATCTAGTGATAGATATGATACTTTATCTCAAATCTATTATAAAGATTCATCTTTATGGTGGATTATTTCAACAGCTAATTATAATACTAGACAAGATTCATTAACTCCTCCTGTAGGATCTCAAGTAAGAATCCCAGCACCATCAAGAGTAAATCAAATTATATCAAATTATGAAGTTTTAAATAGTTAAATAAAAAAAGTTATGGCTAACAATGTAATAGGTGAAGAATTTAGAGGTTATGTAGCTAATCAAATTATGATTAGACAAAGTACCCATGGCTCAGGAGTAAATAATCTTAGAACTAATGATCAAATTACATATCTTAATTCAAAAACTGCTTGGGTTAAATTAGCTTCTGGTGTCTCTATATCTGAAAAAAAACTTAAAAATTTACACCTCCCATCATCTCTTAAAGGTAGTGTCCTAGCCCAGAAAAATGTTCTTTTTGGAGGCACTTCAATCTTTACAGGTGACTCTTTATCCCCACAATCTTCAGATGTAGGTCTATCAGGATATCAACATAGTAAGGAGTGGGGAATAGTCCCAATGCCTGGTATTGAAAGTATGGATCTAAAAACCTTAAGTAGAGGATCTCTTGAAAAAGCTACTGTTAAGTTAAAAGCTTATAGTAAAGAACAATTTGATATTATAGATGTTTTATATTTAAGATTAGGATATACTGTAGTATTAGAATTTGGTAATAGTAATTTTATAAATAATAGTGGAGAATTTGATACTATAAAAAATACTTTCATAGATAGCTCAGATGGATTTTTTAGTAAAAACGACTCTTCCTTTAGATCTATACTAAATCCCCTAGAAGACTTTAGAGATCAATATGATGGAAACTATGATGGGTTAGCTGGAAAAGTATCCAACTTTAATTGGGATTTTAACTCTGATGGTTCCTATGATATAACCATAACTATAATAAGTATGGGAGATGTAATTGAATCTTTAAAATCAAATGTTTCCCCATCTAAAGATGCTTTAACTTTTATTAATGAAACTAATCAATCTGTAGCAGAAAATGATCAAGATTTTGCTCCTGTTTCTGATAATATATCATCCATGTTATGGATATGGCAATTTATTAATAGGAAAACATTAGAAAACTCTACCCAAACTCCTGTTTCTATAACATTAAATTCAGGACTTTCAAATGAAAATAAAAATTTTATAGGAAAAATTTGTACATCAGGCCAAAATGAAATTCAGTCAAACGTATATAATTATTACCTTTATTTAGGAAATAGCTGGCCAGGTGTAGATAGTCCAAACAGTACTTTATTCCTTTCAAAAACAAACCCAATAAAGCCAGATCAAATAAAAATCAATATTGAAACAGCAATAAAAGACAAGTTAAGCACTTTAAATAGCTACCCGGGGAGTAGAAATATAGATAATAAATTTTATAAAAAATATAGCGTAACAAGAACTTTAGCAATGAGATCAAATAAGGGTTATGGAAATGAAACTATTACTACTATAAACACACCAAGTCCAAAAGTATATAAACAATTATCAAGTGGTATAGTAGTAGATAATATATTAAAATCTTCAGCTAAAGCAAAATCATGTTTTGTTCTTCGAGGAAAAGCTGGAAAAGATGGAGAGGATCCAAAAAATATTTTTTATCTTAGATTTGGTACTTTATTAAGATTTCTTCAAAAAAATATTATTCCTGCTATTAAAGCTTCAAATGGTAATACTCCTTTATTTAATATAGCTTTTGATGATTATACTAAACATAAAATGTATTCTTTACCTAACCATATTTCATTAGATCCTAGAGTTTGTTTAGTAAGAAATGATCAATTCCAAAAATTCTCTCAAAATTCTTTTGCTAAAGTTTTACCTCAATTATTACCTTTCCGTTCTGTTGATTTTATCCCAGATAAATATCCTAATGCTGCTTATCTTATGAATATTTATTTAAATTTTGATTTTATTCAAAGTAGTATAGATGATAATACTGATGAGAGAGGTAATGTAGGGGTATTTGGATTTATATCTTCTATATGTGATGGTCTTAATAAAGCTTTAGGTGGGATTAATAATCTTGAACCTATAATAGATAAAAATACAAATATTTTAAAAATAATAGATTCCTCCCCCATCCCAGGAGTAACTAAACTTACAAATGATACTTATGCTTTAGAATTATATGGATATAATAAAGAAACATCTAATTTTGTTAGAAAAGTAGACTTAAAAACAGCTATAACAAAAGAATATTCTACCATGATTACTGTTGGGGCTACAGCTGGAGGATATGTTAAAGGCTCAGAAGCAACAGCATTTTCAAAATGGAATGATGGATTAGTAGATAGATTTAACAAAGAACTTATAAATAATTTAGAAGAAGATGCAAACCCAGATGAAGCTAAAGATAATTATGAAGAATCATTTTTAAAACAGCTTTCTAAATGTTATGGTTTTACAGGTGTAAAGTTAAAGTCACAAGGAAAAGATGTAAGTATTGATTCTAAAGCTATTAAGAAAAATTTAAGTATAGTTACTGAGTATTATAAATGGTTGCAAAATAAAAATGGAAAAGGTAATTCAATAGGATTTATCCCCTTTAAATTAAGTTTAACTTTAGATGGGATATCCGGGGTGAGAATATATGATAAACTTCGTATAGACAGTAGATTTTTACCTTCTAATTATGGAACAGAGTTAGAATTATTAGTAACTGGAATAAGTCATAAATTAAGTAATGATGATTGGGAAACTAGTCTTGAAACAACAGTAATTCCTGTAGCTGGTGCATCACTTCTGGCACCTCCTGCTCCTGTTGTTGCCGAAGAAGAGGATGATTATGAAGTGACACAAGGAACTGAATATTCTCCTTCTACAATTATAGTTACAGATGGTTGGAATTGGACACAACCTGGTACTAGAGCATTAGGAATAGCAAAAGGTAACGTTTTGCAAGGTTATGATTTAGCTCCCCACCATGATTCAAAGGTAAGTGACTATTTAAGGGATGAAAAGCAAAAGTTTGGTTTTTGGACTAGAAGAATCTGGAGAAATGCAACTCACCCAGGTAAACTTATGATAGTTGGTGATGCTTCTGCTAATAGAATAGAAAATGGAGCACCCACCTCCAGACCATGGATACCATCTCCAGTAACAGGTACTGTTACATTTGCTGGTCTGTATTCAGTAGGTAAGAATGGTCAGCGTGTGTCTGCTATCCATATTAAATCATCATCAACAGGTCATTCTTATAGATTTTTACATGGTAGTAATATTCAATTTAGCTCAGGTGAACAAATTAAAGCCGGAGATTATATGTATAGGCAAAGTGATAAAGGATCTGCAGGAGCAATCCATGTTCACTATGAATTTCCTGATGATAAAGTGTGGTTAATTAATGAGTGGATTAAAAAAATGACTACTAATGATGCATCCTATAATCACTCTCCTCTACCATCATAATATAATTTAATTAAAAAATGGCTTATTATCCTAAATCTCAAATAAAATCTAATCTATATACTAATGGAAATGAATATATTTTTCCGGATACTGAGGAAGAATATATAGGATATTATTATGAAGTTTCTACAGGAGATACATTTACAGGGAAACATCCAGATGATGGGCCTAATGAGCGTATTATATTTGATGATCATGCTATTATGGATGTTGGAACCAGTGTTACTCTAGACGGAAATGAGGATAGTGGCATAATTTATCCTCCAGAGATTCCAAATAATGTAATTCAAAACTTTGGGCATGGTTACTATCCTGGATCACCACCATTTAAACTTCGATCTCTTCCATCTCCAGTATTAACTATCCCTACACAAAAAGATTATAATTTAGGAGAATTTCAACGTTATTTTGCTAAAAAAACAAATCAAAATATTTATTTAGAAATTAACAAAGAAACTCATGACCAATTAAAAAATCAAGATCCTAAAATAGCCTTTGATTTGTATACCCCAATTAATCTACCCTGGGATTTAAGTGGCGAAAGAGACCAAACATATTTAACTAATAAAAATATAGTAACTTTAATAGAAGAAAGAAATAAATGGTATGGATTTACCCAATGGTTTAAAGATAATTTTTTAAAATATTATAAAAATTTAAGTATTGAAGAAGACTTATCTACAGATGGAACTGAATTTATAAATAGAAGAACAAAATTAGCTTATAGAGGCCTATATCATATACATCCTGAAAAAGGTCCTATGGTTGGAGCTAAACATATCCAACGTAAACATGATTACTTAGATCCTATCCAATCATCACCAGATTTAATAGTAGATCCTATTCCTCTCCCAACTCCAACATACTCTGGTGGTGGTGGAGGTTCAACATCTGGTGGTGGTGGTTCAACCTCTAGTGGAGGGGGTGGATACTCTGGTGGTGGTGGTGGATACTAAGAAAAAAAACACATATGTATAACCATGAACAAATCTATGATAAAATA